ATAACATGTAGGGCTTCTTCTGTCATTTGTAATCCTTATTCTAAACAACTAATGTTGTTATTTTTAATAATATTAATTTTATCAATTAATGGGTGAGTAAAATCATGAGAGATAAGAAAAATATTTAAATTATTTTCTTCTTGTAATATTTCTATTAACTTTTCTTTTCCTGCTTCATCTAATACTCCTGTAATCTCATCTAAAAACAGAAGATTAATATAATTTCCTCCAATTTTAGATAAAACATTACGAATTGCTAATAAAATGGCAGTTTGAATTCTACTAAATTCTCCTCCAGAAACAGTTTCTATAGGAGATTCCTGACCATTATTAATAACGATAATATTTAATTTTTCACCAGTTAAACGAAAAACAACTTGAAACTGCCCATCTGATAAATTCGCTAAATAATCATTAATGACAATTTCAAGTTCTTTAGTTAAATTCTCAAGTTTAAATGCTACAATTCCAGTAGTACTGAATGCTTTTCTTAAAATATTAAGATTTTTAATTTTTGATTTAAGATTAAGTATATCATTATTTAATAGCTCTTGTCTAGCTAAAAAATATCTTTTTTGTTCAATTAGGGTATCTACTTTAGTATTATGAGTTTTTATTTTTTCATTAAACTCAATAGCTTCTTCTCTTTGAATTTCTTGAATTTTTAATTCATCTTGTAATACTTGTATATCCTTTTTCAAAGTATTAAAATCAGGATATTCCGTGGGTATAGTAGAATCTATAAATTGACTAAGTTGTTCAAATTTTTCAATATCTTTTTTATTGTTTTCCCATTCTTTAACTTTATTTTCGTATTTTTTAATGTTATTTTCTAAACCAATTGAGGCTGTTAATAATTGAGTTGCTTTTGATTTATTTTTAAATAAATCTTCTTCTAAATTACTTTTTAAATGAACTGCTTGTGAATTATCAATTGATTGTCCACAGGCATAACATTTATCTGTTATATCTAAATTAGTTAATACTTTTTCTAAATTTCTTTGACTTATAGCAAGTGCTGTTACTTCATCATTTAATTCTTTTTGACTATTGTAAATACGTGTAATTTTTTCTGGTTCTGATAAAGAAATATTAAAATTTAATTCTTCACGTTCTTTGATATACAAATTATTTTTATCAATTTTTTTACATAAAGATTCGTATTCATTAACTTTATTTTTTTCTGTAGCTAATTGATTTCTTATTTCTTCATTAATTATAGGTACTTCAATTAGTGATTTTTTATCTTCTATAAGAGCATTATCTAAATAATCTTTTACACTTTTTAATTCTCCATCTAATTTGAAAGATGTTTTTTCTGTTTCTGAAAGTTTTAATTTGATTATTTCGCCAATATTTGGATATTTTTCAAGATTAAATAAGTTAATTAAAAACTTTTTTCTATTAGTATCAGTAGCTTTTAGAAATTCTAATAAATCTGTGCTACTTTGATAAGTAAGTTGAGAAAATATTTCAAAATCAAGACCAATAAGATCTTGTATTTTTTTATAGGTATCAGGAATTTTATGCTCAGTTAAGTCTATTATCTTTGAATCAGTTTGTTCAAAAAATTTTACTTTACTTTGAGTTTTAGTTCTTTTAACTTCGACAACATAATTTTTATCTTCAACCGTAAAAGCTAATTTTCCCGACCAGGTATCCCCTTTTATATATCTATTAAGAATATCAGCTTTTTTTATACTTTTAATATTTTTACTATAAAGTAACTCTTGCAAGATAAGAGCTATAGATGATTTTCCGCTTCCGTTTGGAGCAGTTAATTGTGTAATTTTATTAGAACTTAGATCAATCTCGTTATTTTGACCATAACTAAACATATTACTAATAGAAAGTTTATTTAATGTAATCATTGAATATTTAACTCTTGAAATTCGGTTATTACAGCGTTAGTATCTCCTATTTTGATATAATCTAAATAAGCTTTTAGTTCTTCTATTAAAGATAAATCTTTTAATTCTAATTTTGAAGATTCTTCAGGTTTAAATGCAATTTTTTTATCTAGTTGAGCGTGATTAGAAATTTTAGATAATTCATCAATACTACCAGTAACTTCATAAATTACGTGGTGATAATCATCTTTTTGCATTGATTCATCTACTTTTATAGTTTTACGTATCAATTTAGGTAATTTTAAATCAATAAATTTTACTTTATAATCATTTATATTATTAAAATCTATAATATCAACTCCATATTGTCGTTTTTCATCTCTATCAAAAGACACATTTAGAGGACTACCAGGATAATAAGCTGGATAATCCAAGTAACGATGATTAAAGTGTAAGTCACCCAAAAGTATGAGTTTCCAGGGACGAAGCTTTTCAAAATCGTACTCAGGGGTAATATGGGGAGGTACTTCTCCTCTAATATGCGTAACCAAAATATCATTCGGCACAGGGTTGGGCAAATTATCTGTTTGCATTTCTCCATAAGGAAAAAATTGAAATCCTTGATCGAGAATGTCTTTATGGATATTTTGAGTAATAACTTCCACATTTGAATTTTTAATAGCATTATCTTCATGGAAATGCGATAAAAAAGTATAACCTTTTTTAGTTGCTTCATGATTTCCTGGTATGACAAATGTAGGAATCGAAACTGAGTTGATATATCTTAAAAATAAACATATTTCATCTGGTTCGGGTTTTTTATCAAACACATCTCCTGCAATAATATGAATGTCACAATTTTGCTCTAATTCGTGTAACTTTTCATAAAATAATCTAAAACGATTGGCTTGCCAATCTCTTGGAATCTTTTTTTTATGCAAGGCAATATGCCAATCAGCGGAAAGTAAAATTTTCATAGTTCTAATTCTAGAAGTAATTCTGATGTATTAAAGTTAGCATGTTTATGAGTCGGGTGTTCATGCATAAAACGATATCCTAGAAATGCAGGATAGTCTTTCCAAAGAACCTCTAAATTATTTGTTTCCGGAAAATCTTCGTCATTAGTCCAATAATCATTGTTTACAAAAAATGCGTTAACTCCATTAGAATGAATCAATGAATAGTTTTTTGATTGAGCAAGATTATAAAATGCTTTTAAACTAGCTCCATGATAAATATTATAAGGCCCAGCATCCCAAAAATTTGGATCATATTGAATAACTTGATCAACATTAACATCTAAACAAGCATTATACTCACAGACAAAAGCTCTAACATCATAATGATTTAAAACTTCATTAAGTATGTACCAGTCTATACCATCAATATCAAGAGAAAAATAATCAAATTTAAGAGGTACTTGATAAGATTGTAAAATTGAAATAATATTTTCTTTATTAACCATATGTTTATGAAGATTGATTAATGGATTCTCATATTTAGCATCAATTTGTATTCCTGCCCAATCATGTTGTTCTCTAAGAAATCTTGTATTACATTCACTGCCATCTTGAGTACCAATTTCAACAAAGTATTCAGTATCTGTACCTATTTTTGTAAAAATATAATCTGTTATTCCATCTTCTCCAAATTGAGAGAATACTTTTTTTTCATAAATATCTAACATTTTATTATGTATTTGTACCCCCTACAGCTTCCCAATTAAATATTTTATTTACATTTCCTTCAAAAGTATAACTTCCAACATGATTAAGTTTTGTATTGGGATCAAGCCAAATTTGTCCGCCTATTTTCTGCCATCTACGGCAAAAGGTATAATCTTCTGATAAATATCTGTTATCATCAGGATCATGAATAGTATCAAAAAAGGAATAACAATATTCATTAAATTTAGGATCAATACTACTATCATTTAAATAAAATAATTCTGGGTAGCCTTCAATCATTCTGTCAACTACTTCGCGTTTCATTAACCAAAATCCAGTACTAGCATCAAGTACTTCTACTGCTCCCATATCAACTTTTACTTGTGTTCTTTCTTCATCAGCAAATTTTAAATTAATTGCATAATCTACTGGTAAAGTTTTCTTTGGATAAGCTCCGGTAATTAAATCTTTATCCATCGCTAACATACGTATGATAGATTCCGGTTCAAATTCAATATCAGCATCAATAAACATTAAATGAGTACATTCTTTAGCTTCTAAGAACATAGCATTTAAAATATTACGCGCTCTCGGAACTAGACTTTCATTTCTAAGAGTTGTAATTCGAAAATTAATATTATACTTAATAAGCTCTTGAGTTAATCTAAACATACTCAAAAAGTATTGATCGGTAATTTGACCCCCATAACACGGAGTTGCAAAGAAGATATTACTTTTACGAATAATATCCATATCAATAACAACTTGGTTATTTTCAATTTTTTTAAATGCTCCTCCTACTGGTTGTTCCGTTGTAGGAGTGGTAATAGCAGTTGGGGAGGTTGTAGCCTCCCCAATTGTTTGTGCTTGTCCAGTAGCTTGTACTAATTCATTGAGCTTATACTTTTTCATTTAGTCTAAGTCCTCCGCAGTTTCAGTTGGTATAAAATCATCTCCTGTAGAAGAAGCGAAAAGTGCAGTATGTTCAAGCATCCATTTCTTTTGATCTTCATAAGTTTGTCGCTTATAAATACGACCAAGATCAAACAATTCGGCTTTTTGTTCCTCTTCAGTAAGAGCCGTACTTGCTCTTGCGGGTAAACAGGTGTATTTAACATTTTGAGGAAGTGGTCCTGTTTTTTCCTTTTTTATCGTAATGTCATATCCAGTTTTCTGATCTGCTGGGTTTCCATACTCTGGATTAGATGCAAAATCTACAACTTGACGATAAATAGTACTTTTAAGATCAAAAATCTTAACTTTATTATCACTTCTATCAATTATATTACAGATATAAGCAAATTGTGGTTTGTCACTAAAAACATCTGCGCTTAATTCTTTAAAAGGATCTTCGTTAGTGTCTACAAATTTTTCTTCCTCACGTACAAATCGTAGACATTCTAAGGGCATCCTTTTACCCTCTGTAGTGGTAATC